ATGCTTCTGCTAATGGTAATGCCATTCTCTAATACCTCCATTTTTTAATCAAAAAAAGTAACACGCGGTGTTGCTGCTTTTGCAGTTGCTTCCACGGTCACTCCGTTCGCTGTTACCTTTGCGCTGTCAATAGAACCCTGATATACATAAGTTCCAGGCGCATCTCCCATTGTTACGTCAACATCTTCCAGAAGATACCCTTTGCAAGATTCGTCATTGCTTGGGAACGGTGTCCCTGCCTTTGCAATCTTCTTTCCGTTTGCATCGGCACTTGACACCATTGTCTGCGGAACGATACACGCCGCACCCTCATAAGGAAAGAATTTTAAAATTCCTTTACTCTGTGTAAAGTCTCTTTCAATCGGTTTTCCCATAATTTACCTCCTATAAAACATAATGGTCTTTGGCTTCTGCACTTTCTGCAGGTTTGCCAAAACTGATTTTTTCTGCGTTCTCTACGTCCGCAGTTTTTTTATTCTCTCCACCTGCAGTACCGCCGCCCGGATTTTCAGAATTATTTGCGATCTCCTGTTCCTTTGCCTGCGCTGCTGCGGTTTCCTTTTCGGATGTAATCTTTCCAAGAGCGTCATAATCAAGGCTTCCATCATCTTTGACAACAGATTTTGCCTGATCTGCATTGATTTTTAACTTTTCCATCAATGCTTCGCGCTGGTCTCTGATGGCGTTTTTCTTCTGCATATCTGCAATCTGCTGATTTGCTGTCTCTAACGCCTTGTTTGCTTTTTCAAGTTCCGTGAGGTTTCCTGCTTCCATTTCATCCAGCTTTTTCTGCAACTCATCTGCGCTGTCTGCCTTTGCCTTAAGCTCTGCTGCTTTTGCCTGTTCTCTCTGTACGGCACTGCCGTAATCAGCAATGATTTTCTCAACATTTTCCTCACTGATACCCATTGCAATTAACTCTTCTCTTTTCATTGATTACCTCCGATATGTCTTTACGAATTTTTGCGGTGCAACGACACCGAATGACACTGTTGTTTTTTACGCTCACAACTTTGCGAATTTTTATAAAATAAAAACAGCAGCCGATTACTCGGTAGCTGTCTTATTTCCAATAATTATTATTTTGTTTTGTGCCACTTATCAGCACCTACGGGTGTTTCTATTGTTTTTTCTATTGTCCACCCTCGTCCCAATCTTGAATATAATATTTTAGGGTCAATTTTTAAATATCTTGCCCATTCTGAAACCGTCTTTGTATCTCCTTTGTATGTTAAATACTTTTTCCCTGTATTTAATGTTTTTCTAACTTTGGTAGTCAACGCTTTTTCTGCTGAATACCCTTTGCTTATTCTCCATCGAATAGTCGATTCTGCAATTCCTAATTCATCCGACCATTCTTGTAAACTTTTTCTTTTTCCTTGATATTCAAGAAAAACTGTATTTGTTTTATTATTTGCTTGAACCTTTGCGTTTACAAATCTACAATTATTTGGTTCATAGTCGCCATCAACATTTATTCTGTCAATGCTCTGTTCTTTTTGGTGTTTATTTTCGTCAAATCCATTGGCATATGCCCATTCAGCAAAACTCTTTACACCATTTTCCCCTAGCCATTCATCGCATACTTTAATACCTCTTCCGCCATACTTTTCATATTTGTTATCATTTTTGTTATAACACCTTGCTTTCATGCTTTCCCAAGTTTTATATACTCTTGTCCCTGTTAATCCATGAGTATAATTTTTTCCTTTTACTTTATCTGTCATATTATCATCTCCTTTGTTTTTATTATATCATAGTTGCTAGTAACTTGCAAGCAACTTGACAATTATCTTTTAGCAATTTATAATGTATAAAAGTGAGGTGATAATATGTCTCAAGGACAAATTTCTAAAAATAAGGTTAAAACTACCATTGTTATGGAGAAGGAACTTAAATCCTCTCTTGAACTTATTGCAAAAGAAGATATGCGTTCTCTTAATAACCTTATGGTAAGCATTTTAAATGATTATGTGAAATCAAGAGCAAACAAAAACTAAACTGTCGGCTCTTGATTTTTTATATTTTTCTTTTCTTCATTTACCATATCTATTGTTTTATATAAAGCATCAAAATATGGCTGTGATTGTAAAGATACCTTTTCGGCATCTCCCCATAATCCACAAGTTGCAACTGCTATTCTTGGATTTATTCCAGATTGCAGCATTTGTGCAAGTGCCTGTGTTTTTGTGTAAAGGTTATCTAATGGGCTATGGTTAATTTGAACATCAAAGTCTCTTGGAGATATTTTCAAGTCATTTCCAGTTACCCTTAAAATATTTAATATTATTATTGCCAGTCTTTTCTCTGCTGACTTGATAATAGGGTCTTTTTGTTTTGCCCTAGTCTTTGAGAAATCCCACCCAGCTCTTAAGGATACGGCACCTTGTGTATCTCCTCCAGAGTTTTGAGACTCTCTGTTTGGTATTGCTAGTATTGCTTGTAAATTATCAAGCAGATCATCCTTTGCCACCTGACACTGACTCTGGTTAAGTTCCTGCGTCATAATCTCAACATCGGCTTTGTTATCCTTATTGTTAGACTTTACAGTCAAAGCATGGCTCATTTTCATCTCTTCAAACGTCTTATTGTCTATTTCACAGTTTACAAACTTAACCCAGTATTGAACAAACTGCTCAATTCCATCCATTCTGTTTGACTGCATGTTGTTTATGGCATCCAGAAGCCCTATGACAAGTTCAATGTCCGATATTCTTTCATGGTTGTTTGGAAACTCAACGATAGGAATGCTTCCAAATGCATGCAATTTCCATTCAGAAGCTACTCCATTTTGAATTTTGCACGAATGACTGTCTGTATAGCACAGTTTGTACCATCTTCCATCCTCGTCCTTAAGTTCTTGTACTGCAAGAACCGGTTCTTCCGTGCTCCGATTATAAATAACACACGTATTCATCGGAGTAGGCGCAACAATCTGAAATGGTATTTCTCCATTTGCAAATCTTACCGCCTTAAAAGATGTTCCGGTTGCTGACTGCCACTCTCCTGCTTTAATGTCTTTTTCCTGTTTATTCGCATCCACAAGATAGTCATTCAGCGCATCCACTGCCTTGTTAATCGTATCATCATCTTTTCGACTGATAAACTGGATTGGCTCGCCGTATGTCTGTCCTACTTTGAACTGAACAATCTCATACGCATGATTTTCTACTATTTTGTTTGTAATATCAGCATTTTGTACCTTTAATCGGTATAAAATCGGCTGATCTCCTTTGTAATACCGCCATAGGTATTCTATGATGGTTTTGTTGTAATAATAATTACCGATGCAGTCTCCCACCACCTTGACAATATTGTCTGCTGTGATGGTTTCAACATCAGTATATAAAATTTTTCGCCCATAACAGCCCTTAACAAGATCTTGGAGAGATTTATTATTCATAATTGGCTCCTAACTAAACGTCATCCCACTGGATGTTGACCGGATTGGAAGAGATTTTAATTCTGTTTTTCCATTTTCCGGATAAAATACCACTTTTTTGTGGCATTTCCTACATTCCACAGAAATGTTCATTGTTGAACGCCCATCGTGCGTGGCAACTTTTCTTCCACACCGCGGGCAATATATTGTTTTTGGTTTATATCCCATAAAATCCTCTTTTCTTTTCAAAAGAAAAAGCACCGCCATAAATCAATCAATGGCAATGCTTTTTCTACTCCTCCAATCCAGCTTCTTTATAATAAGCTTTTGCTGTCCTGGAATACGATGATGGAATTATTCCATTATTCAAATTTCTTATTTTCTTTGTTTCTTTATACATAAGTTTCATGGCGTCTACTATTTTGTTTGGATTTTCCATGACAAGTTTGGTTGGTATTCTTATGGTTTCCCATTTTTCACCAAGTTCTTTTCTTATCTCAATATCCCTTTTCCCATCTTTTGCCAACCGAAAATCATGGAACCCACCATCTACTTCTAAACATATATGCATATCTGGTATAAAGAAGTCTATCTTGTAATTTAAAATCTTATGGTTTATCTTAAACCTAATATCGTTATCCACAAGAATTATTGCTGTAATTATTTCAGATATACTGAAAAAAGATTCTGGGCTTTCAATCTCCATTTGCCTAACAAAATCTATGGAATCTAGCATATCATTCATATAGCATTTACAAGATTTTTCCATTTCTCTTAACGCATTTTCATGCATTACCTGCAATTTTATTTTTGCATAACGTTCAACAAGTTTTTTATGACTTTCAATGTGTTCTTTTTTACACTTATCGCAAAAAACTCTTTCCATTGGTTCTATGTGCGAAAATTCAACTTCTTTTCCACAAGCTACGCATTTAAACTTTTCTTTATATGCATAATTAAAACGCTTGCTTTCTTCAATTTCTTTTTTTGTTGTTCTTAAATCCATATAAATGCCTCCCGCGATGTTCGCATCTCTCATGGGCTTTGCCCATTGTAATTATATAATTTTTTCAATATGACATTCTATGACATTTTACAAATAAGTTGCTCCATATTTTTGCTCAAATTTTTTTAATGCAATTCCATGAAGCCTTATTGTTTGTCTCCATGAGTAATTCATTTCGGTTGCAATAACCTCAAATGTCTTTTTTTCTATGTACTTTGAAAACAACACATTATAAACATTCTCATCTTCCATGCTGTCTATCTGACTGACAATCTGATCTCTTTTAATGATATAATCATCAACCAGTGCATCGATCTTCCTTTCCATTTCATCAATCTTTGCCTGCTTCGTGCCTATCCTGTCAAAATTTGGGGTTGTCATTACTCTTTCTTCGTTTGTAATTGACGATATGCTGCATGCCAGCTCTTTAAGTTGTGCAAGCTCTATTAGCTTATTATTTATCATCCGGTTAAGCCTGCTTATCTGGTTTAGATAGTCCTTTGTTGTCATATCAATACCTCCTAAACGGATTTACTGCCGCTTCTACTTTGGCTACGTTATTTCCATTTGTCACTCTAAGCGCAAAGTTTGAAAATACATCCGGCACATCATCCAATTGCTTTTTACCGGAAACTGAATATCTCTTAAGAAGAGACATCATTACTCCATATGGATCATTTGGCTTATATAATGATGGGTCTTTGAATATAACGTGCTGCAATATCCAGTTAGAGCACTGGAAAATCCTTGCTTCCTTGTTTGTCTCCGTCGGTGTGTCAGTAATATTACATATCCATCCTTTGTTTTCGACACGCTTGTTTACTTCCATTGCGACACGGTCTCCGCCGGCGTTTCTCTCAAATTCACATTCCTGCACTTTGTTGTTTGTCAAAACATTTGCTGCATTTTCATACTGCATCTCATAATCTGCCGTGTTATCGCAAACACAATCTACACAGTAGTAATCCTCTCCGTATTTTTGCAATACCGGCAAAACAAAGTAATCCGTTCCTTTTCCCTTTGTATCGCATTGACCGGTTACAATTTCTGGCTTTCCATGCGGCAAATTAAGATACCGGCGTATTTTATCTTCCGGAAACAGCAATCCCTCTCGCTCAATCGGCTCCTGTTTGTAGAGACAGCGATATGATATGTCGTCCATCAATAATTGCTGGTCTTCAAAAAATTCTTTCGTAAACCCAGAAAATTCATAGTCAAAGTTACTTTCTCCGGTAACTGGGTCTACATCCGGTACCGCAATAACCTTTACTCTCGGATTACCCTCGTACATATTTTGTATGCGCCCTATGACGTCGTGTACGCTCCATCTTGTGGCAATATGTATTTCCTTGCAGTTCTTACCGTCCGTGTCCTGTATCTTTCTCTGTCTGGCATCTACAGCGTATTTATCCCACAATTTATCAAGGATAATGGGATTCATTGCTTCTTCAATGCCGCCGATCATATCGTCAACCAGTAAAAACTTAGAAGCCCTTACTTTACCTGCATTCTTACTACCAACAGACGTACATTGTACGGATGGAAACGATTTGTACTTCCCGACATTAAATTGCTCCATCTTTGCATTTGTGATTGTCACGGAAAGATTTGGGAAAATTTCATTCCATGTATATTCTTCTTCGTTTGTAACGATATCGTACACACCATCATAGTACATTCTGGTAATATCACCGCTGTGTGAATAAAAGAGGCTGAAATCTCTCGGAAACCATCCGGCAACAAGAGCGTGAAACATTTTTTCAACCGTTGTTTTTCCTGCACCCGGGACAAGTGATACGCACAGGATGTCATATCTATCATCAATCATGCCTTGCAGCGCATCTATGAGTCCGATTTTTAAGAATTGCTTTCTTCTTGGCATGTAAAACCGCTCTTTAGGCTCTCTTTTCTTTTCCAAATACTGGAAAGCACTATCCACAACTTTGTTTTGCGCTTCCAAAAGCAAAATCCCGTAATATTTGTCCAGAATTTCATAAGATACCTTGTTTTGGAATGAATATTTCTCTAAATCCCATGGTGTGCCACCTGTAGATTGAAAAATAAACTGCTCCGTCAGTTCTTTCGCTCTGGCAGAAACCTTTAATCCATACTCAACATCTTTTTCTGTCAGAATGGCTACTCTTGCCGCTTCTGCCATGGCATCCATAACCTGTTCATCAACGCCATGCACCTGTATGTAATTTTCATATCCATTTACTGTGGAAATTAGGCTTGAACTTGCCAAAAGAAAAGCACCTCCGCAAAAAAGCAGAAGTGCCTTAAGACCTCTGCCAATAATTTTTGTTGGTTAGCGACTAACTCTGTTTGTTAGCCGGTAATTTTTTATTCCAATTTTGTTATGTTGTATTTTTCTGTTTTATCATCATATATTTTTGTTTCTAAAATTGCCGTGACGGATTCTCCAATTTTATTTGAATATTTATTATATGTGTCACTCCCGGATATAGCATATTCTTTACCATTATATTCAACAGTAATCTTGTAAACTGCCGGATGTGTAATTATTGTTGTTGTTTTACCATTAAAAATCGGTGTTATATATGCTGCTCTGTGGTATTCATCAACTACCTTAACAGTAACACTTGAATATTGTGTATCAACACACTTTTTACAGCCAATCAAAGATAATAAAAACAATATACATAAAATAAAGCATATTATTTTCTTTTTCATAATGATTCCTTTCTTCTGATATACAGCTTAAATATTTGCTGAGCAGTGTTCTACCTCAAATTCATTATTTTCGACGTTATAAATTTGAACTCCATTCTTGTCCGTCTTGTATCTATCAAACACGCACGAAATATTTATGCCATTTCCAACATATCCAACGCTGTCCGCATGGAAGTCTATGTTGTATACCTTTTTCTGCCATTTCCCGTTGGCATAGATTTTTGTAAAGCCACCTTTTCTAGTTTTGATTATAATTTTTGAACGTGTTTTTTTCATTTCCAATACACCTTGAACCCTTTCGCCGTATAATTACCAACTGCCTGTTTCAGCTCTTCCTTGCTTTTATATTCCTCTCGAATCATGATTGCTACCTTGTTCTTTTCCACAGCGTATATGCCGCAGGTAACAGCGTTGCTCGCCGTATCAAGAACTGCTTTGTACTGTTTGCTGTTCATCTCGTATGTGCTGTTATTGATATTTACAATCATTTTTCATAAACCTTTCAAAATCTTTGCACTCATAGTCAAGTGATGTGTCATTCCCTTTTTGGCATTCATAAAACGGATATTCTTCCCCTGTCTCTTCTTCAAAAATAAAATCCTCATCACAATATTTGCAAATTGAACAATCCTTAATCATTTTCCGCCAACTTTCTTCCACACAGCGGGCAAAATGCAATATCAAAGTATCCTTTCGCCATACAGTGGTTTGAATAAATCACAATTCCGGGGACTTTGTCCCCTGTATTCATCATAATTTGTGCATTTGTCAAATTTGTTTCATTTGCACACTTCTGAATGGGAATATTAGCGCCGAATATTCTGTTATTATCGTAATTCTTGCAAAATTTACACATTTCAATTACTTCCTCATAAACCTAGGTTCACAATCTTCCAAAGTTGTTACTTCTATCATTTCCGGTTCATGTCTGCAAATCCTTCCGTTTGAATCAATATATGGTTCCATTTCTATCTTCGTACGGAAACCATATGGAGTTTTGCAATAAGGGCACGCTTTCTTGTCACTTTCAATTGGTGCGCCACAATTTGCACAATTTAAAACCATATTTATACCTCAATCAAAGTATCAATCAGCTCGGCACCATCGTGGAGCAAGGACTTGAACCTTGCACTTGAAACCTTTCGACTATCAGTTTCACGAAGCGTCTTACTCCGGCAAATACCTTTCTTGCCATCCACGAAAACCGCCATACGACGGTTAGCAATCATATTTTTCGTGCCATGCGTTGCACTATCCTGTGCGATATCACAGGAAATAGGCTGGTGAGGATTTGCACCTCACATAACAACGACTTTCCACAACGGGTAACACCCTTAACAGGTTCCTTCATTGCCTTGTTAATTCAATGACTTGTTCCTAACCAAAGCGTGGTTGTCTTATGCTTAAGCGTCTACCTTTTTCCGCCACAGCCTAATTGTATTTTTGACAGCTCAGGCACCGTGGGATAGATGCCCGAACTATCAATAGGAATCCGCCTGTATTGCTCGTCAGCAAATTACGGGACAACCATCATCCAACACCAAGCGGTCTTCCGCCTTGCCGTACTTCGCGGCAAACGCCACCGGACGGTCTCGCACCGTCCTTAACAGAAACGTCCTAGTGGCGAAAGGAGAAATACGAACTTTTCGTATTCCGAGATAAGCTTTACACTTATCTCTCAATCGGAACGGCAGGACTTGAACCTGCGACCGCTCGGATATAAGCCGAGTGCTCTACCATCTGCGCTACGTTCCGTCACAGCGCGCATAGCGCGCCGTTTATGATAGTATTTTTGATCTTTTTATTTTGCCGACGTCCACTAACACCGAATAATTGCTTACGCCGAGTTTTTTCTTGCAAAAACCGAATGCCAGTGGACTTAAGCTATACTGGATGCTCCGACTTCTCAGACTGGTGCTCAGCGTCACTGTCAAGATCCAGAACGTCGGTTTCTCCCGTATGTTTTTTTCTGCTTATATGTATTCTTCCGACCGTAGTTAAAATTTCCGGCAGGAAGCGAATACCAAATATCGGGTCATACAAAACCATATCATCATCTCCACATTGCAAATATATTGACAAGAAACAATGTAATAAGTGATCCCCAGACTGCCACAGCGTCCTTTTCGTTGCTGCTATCTCTTCCAAGCAAGAAAAACGTCAAAATCGCAAGTGCATCAAATGTTGTTATGACTGTTTTTAAAATCAACATGATTTACCTCCATTTTCAAAACTGCCCGTACCGGACTCGAACCGATAAATGCTGTGATCAAAACCAAGTTGCCTTGCCATTTGGCGAACGAGCAATGCAAGCAATCTATTTCTCCGGCATATAGTAAACAAGGTTATCAAATACTGTTATTGCCATCCTTGGATCATCCATCTTGACGCATCTAATCGGTGTATTTTGTGATGCTGCAACTAATGCAGAAACTTGTTTCTCGTCCATATTTGTGCAAACTACCTGTACAGGCGCATATGCTTTATGCATGTCCATAAATACTTCTGCTGCTCGTTCTGGTGTAGCATATTTCCCAATAACAAAAGTTCTTCCATCAAAAGTAGCGCTTATGCATTCATAGCTTGTTCTAAATTCGGTCCGGTCAAAATCATATGAAGCATCTTTTTTCTGTGACACAACCCTCATTCATCTTCCTCCGGCCCATCCCAATCCGGACAAGAAAACTCTTTTTCTACATAATCTCCGACATATTCGCTCTCACTGTTTGTGCAAAAGTAATCTCCATTCTGCTCTTCACAATAATCGCAATTAAAACACATTTCTAACATTTTATTTGCTTCCTTTTGGAATCTTTTTGAATTATATTATCGAGTGTAATTTTTGAAATTTATCTGATGTGAATTTGATTTGATTGTCTTTGATGTGATTATCGATAAAGTATTATCGCACTATACCATGTGCTATATCCGATTCTGTATACCCCGCACTTTATGTCTACAACTTCCGAATGTCCTTCGGTCAAGCATTCTATTTTCCTATTGACCATATTCTGGAAACTATTTCAGAATCCGATTCTATTGGTGTCGTGATTTTAAGTGGTATCATATAGTCCATCCATGATAGACAGGTCTTTTTGTTTTTGGGGATATTTGAGGGACTTAGTGGGCGGCTCCTTCTGGGCTTTTGTAACCCCCTCCCCCGCCTGCTGGCTGCTTCTTCCGTCGTTTGCCTTTGCTTTAAATTATTCTAATTGTTCGTGCAATTCTCTGTTTACGTTCTAACTATTCGTTAAACCTAAGTTTCTTAAACTGTTTAAACGAAAGCATGCGGCGTAAGGCGCTTAAATACTGGGGCTTGAATTGTTTGAATTGTCTATCACGATTTCACCATTATCCGGGCTTGAATTGTCAAAGTTGTCCGGCAATCTCGCACAATTCAAGCCTCCCAGTTTGGGGAGCTCCGAAGCTGTCAAAGCTCTGGATCTGGCTCCCTGGTCTCTTACACCCGGCATATTAAAGCCGCAGTACTTGTTGAGTGACGGCATGTAGCACATGGGATTGTTTTTCCCGGAGATCTGTAAACCTACAAGGCTTTCTTCCCGCATTTGGTCAATCTTTTTGCAAACGTCGGAAGCCGTGGAGCCTAGCCTTTCGCCATTTACCCATCCGTTAAGTGTATCTCTATGTATGCCAGTAAAAAAAGTAAACCCAACTATATTTATTACTTTCTCATAATCATTGCAAAGCCTTATATATATATCTAAGACTTTATTGACCTTGTCAATATCATATTGATTGCTAATATGATTATCATCTTTAAGGTATACAGGGTTGATTTTAAAAACATTGTCATATACATACTGACAACAGTTATACCACCTATTTTGTGATACCTTGCACATATCCGTTATATTTCTGTCATCCATCCAGAGGTGTATATATTTGTCAATGTCATCGTTGTATATCTCGTCTATATCTACTCTTTCCGCTCTCTGTGCATCTGACATATATATACCTCCTTTCTGAACCATAAAAATAAACCGATACAATCGAGATCATCAAGATCTTAATTGTACCGGCTGCATGACTTCCGTTTCCGTTCTCCGGGTCCTGTGCGCTCTCTGTTGCCCGGATGCTTTTTGATTTACGATAACAATATCATTTATGTATAGCCTTTGTCAAGTATAAATTTAAACTACTGGGTATATCGCATATATAGATTATATCCGCGCGCGTTAAAGTATATGGTTTATGATTTTTTGTACTGTTGATATATATTATATATTATTTACTCCTTGATAAAAAATACAATGTATTGGAGAGAATATACTAATCTTATCTACGTTTCCATTTCGTATCCATTCTGTATACAAAATTTACCACTTTAAAGCATAAACGTTAAAATAAATCAAAAAAGAGAGATAGAAAATATCTCCATTTATTACCAGATTATTAACTTTTATTTTGTCTGTCTGGCGCTATATCTGTGACGTCGTCTCCTGTCGGGACAACCGTCCAACCCTTGTATGTGTACCCTGGGCGCTGATCCGGCGGAAGTTTTCCCATGACGCACCGTTTAACCCTGCTTAATCCTGATGTTATGCTCCGAAATTGCGCGCTATCCGGGGCACAATCAAATAGCTCCTCGCAGTTTTCCCTTAGCCAAAAATTTAATGATCTAAAACAATAATGTTTGCCGTCTGGGGATATAAGGTGCCAGTTTTTTGCATTTACATTTGTTTCGTATCGCCCACTATTAGGGCTTTTTTTTGCTGCCGGCGTGCCTTTTTGTAGGTTGTTAGTCAGACCTTTTCCTCTTAACTTTTCTTTCGACGCCTCGCTCCACTTGTTCCGCTTGCCTTTGTGTGTCCGGCTTGCCCTTATTGATCTACAATCCGGAGAGCACGTAACCTTTTTGTCGCTTGGGGAGCACTTAAATTCTTTGCCGCATATCACGCATTTTTTAATCATAAAAATCTCCTTTGCAAGCAAATACAGGCAGACCTAACGCCTGCCTGTTAATAATTGCATTATGTCCTAATACTGCGGGTTTTCTTTTGCTAACTCCCAAACCTCGCCAAACTTCTCTTCGTGCCGCTTCGCGTACTCGTCAAAAAACTCCTGCTCCGAGCACGGCGCCAGCTCTCGGTGGATTTCCTCGCGCAAATCGTCGTCTGTCAACTGCATCGCGGCGTTAAAATCTATTAAAACTCCGTAGCTGTTCAAAACTTTCCCGAAAAACTCCTCTAAAAACTCATTTACATCATCCAGATCGCCAAGCTCTACTTTTTCGCTTTTGGGGTTGTCGCTGTAATAAAAAGTGGCGCCGTCTTCCCAAAAAGTAAAGCTGCTGTTGCTGTAAACTTCCATTGCCTTTTCTGTTAATTCTCCATTTGTAAACTCATGCTTTTTCATCATAATTCATTCTCCTTTGCTTAATCTTGCTTGTTGTTACTGGGCGGCTTTTGCGCTGCCCTTTCTGGCTTTCGCCTTATTGCCTTTCGACAATATTATAATACACCTTTTATAATGTATTGTCAATATGATTTTACATTTTTTTTAAAGTATTTGTTTCCGCACCATCCTCTACATGTTTTATAATGTTGCCTGGCTGCATATCCAATAAGGTGCATATCTTTTCGAGAGCAATAATCCCGACCATATCACCGCGTCGTAGCGATTGTATGGCATTTTCGCCTAAAAGCTTTTCGCGCCTAAGTCTTGTTGTGTTATATCCACTCTCTTTTAGCGTCTCCAAAACATCTATTTTGTACTTAAGCAATTTAACACCTCCGATCTTTTATAAAGATCATTATACATTATTTATAAACACGTTTCAAGCAATTTACATTATAAATAATGCACAAATTTGTCAGCGCATTCTTGCTTTATTTTTGGTGTATTTGTGCATTGAAATTACACCGTATATAATGTACTATAATATCAACAAGTAAACAAACGAAAGCGAGGAAAACAGCATGAAAAGAACAGGGTTATTTATTACTTGGGCATCAGGGAGCAAAAACAGCAATGCAATACAGGAATTTAAGAGAAACGGGATCAACTGGGAGTATAACCATTTCGGAGAGCTTACCGCTGATTTTTACGGGGTCGGGATTTTTGAAAAAGTCGATTTTAAACACATTCAAGGCGATGTATTTGAAATCTGCATAGCATAGCCGAAACGCCCGCGCGGCGGTCTGGTGTAGGGTTGCAACCTTGCCACTGATGAGACAAGCAAAAATATAAAATGAAAGGTGTTAAAAATGAAGATATTAGCAAATAAAAGCGGCTTTGTATTAGCTCATGATGAATACTATGGAGATTATTGCTTTGGTACAGAAAGAGAAATCAAAAACCTATCTATGCCTTGCAATCAGTATGGAACAAAGAAAGAAATAAAGGCAGAATTAGAGCGTTGGAAAAAAGAGGTTGATTTTGACAATCCAAGAATGCTTGAAGTTGAAGCCTTTTTTATATCTGTTTTAACACATTGCGAAAATTAGTCGAAACGGTGGAGATTCCCACCGTCTGCAGGAACCGCCCCACCTGCACCGATGAGACAGGGCGCACAATGAAAGGATGGTTAAATTATGGGATTTATGGGAAACTTACAAACAAAAAAAGACGACGCAAAAAGCGCGTACATTAAAGCGCGGAACGAATGGGTGGAAACCAGAACCGCCGAAAACATCAAAGGGGATCCCGAAAAGTGGCGCGTCCTTTGTGATCGAAAAATGGATTGCATGAAATTGGGTGTTATCATTTAAGCAAGTGCAGGCGGTGCAATGTTCCGGGGGCAATTCCCCCGGATTGCTTTTATCAATATGCCGTGGAGTACAGCGTGCAAAAAAAGCGCGCAAATATGCGCGTTATCATTAGCACTCCAGGGGATTTCCTGGCGCGCTGTGGATTTTATGGTTGTACTTGTTGCCACAGAGCAGCCGCGTTGCACATTGACATTTTGGCGAGTTTGTGCATATAATGACTTGAAGGAATGTGCGCGCCTATAATTGCAATGTCACGTAGACATTTGCTTTATTTGTTGTACTCATTTTGCGCATTTGTGCGGAGGTTTCCGCGTCTGCATTATTTCAGCGCTTCCAAGCGGACGACGGCACATAGCAAGATCAAGTACAACCAGAGCATGGATGAGTGCAATCTGAACTTGCACTTGTAAAAAAGTTTCAAAAAAATTTTGCAAAAATCTTAACAAAATTCTCAAAATCTCAAAAACGGTTTTTCGTGCCGAAATCTGAACCTAGGGGGGGTATCAAATTTTTTCCGAATATTTTGGCGAAAATTTCAAAAATTTTTTAAAAATTAAAAAACGAAAATCCTTGTCCAATTCTTAAGGTAGGGGGGATTGGAAATTTTTCCGAAAGTTTTCGGAAGTAAAAAGTAAAGCTTTTGCGGCATAATCGCTTTTGTTTAGTTCATCTATCAACTTTTCCCTTGTCATTCCAGGGTTTGTCTTCTGCACATACATTAACAATTCATCTATTTTGTCCACTATGCCGCCCTCCAATCAATGTTTGTCATCAAATCATCCAGCAAATAAATCAAATCTGCCCCATACAGGCTTATCCAGTCCGCGAGATACTCTTCCTGCTCGATTGGCATATGAATGTTATAGGAAAAGCAAAAACAATGGCAAAGCTCATGAGCCAGTATTTTGCGCAAATAACCATTTTTCGGTTTATCTGAAACATATATAGCTCTGTCGTTCCAATCTGTCACAGCAAGGCTTGTAGAGCCATCAGAGCGCATCAATTTATTACTTGCGCCGTGAACAAATTTTATTTTCCATTCAATACCATTTATTAAAAACATATTTTACCTCCAAAAAAGAAACCACCAGCCAAATATCAGCTAGTGGTTTCTAAATTCATGCTTATTTTACCTTTTATTCTTCAATAAGTAGGTAATTGATGTATCTTGTCGCCGTATCGTTGAGGTCTCTATTAAAATCAAGCAGATCAAGAGCGTATTCCGGTGGATATCCATAACTGGCGTAATATGCCTTTTCGATTGCGCGTAAGTTGTGCAGATCCGATAATTCCACGAGAATCTTGTGGTATAAAAATTTTCGAGTCCAACCAAACCGTTCTAGGATTATACTTAACTTCCAGTTGTTCTTTGAAAACCATGTTTCCGTTTCATGTTTCCATCGAATCTCCCAGTGCTCAAACGGGTCTTTCTCCGTAATTGCAGGGTGCGGTTTTTTCAGCGCTTGTTCCATGTCGTGGAATCGTTTCACATATCGAGCAGTAAAGACAATTCCCTTTTCCCCGTTAAATTTGTTTGCGAGGAACTCACATCCCATGCGGGTTACTTTGTAGCATGGCATCTCCTTATTTTGTTCAGATAAGTATGTAGACGGTATAAAATAGTCGGTAACAACAATTTTGTTGTCTCCTAAAATTTGTATAATTCCTTTGATTTTTTTCGTTCCGTCCAGCTTTCTTAAAATCTGCCAGTGCGGCATTTCCATCATGTCCGCAATGTCGATAGTTGTCAGTGTCAGTTCTTCTTTGTTTTCTGAAATCTGAATATCATTCATCAGCAAATCCCCCATTTATTCTTGAATGAAATAATTGTGTTCAAAATAAACTGCAAAAATTTTTCGTCCTGTATGCTCTGGATTTCTGTAATCAGCTGTTCTTTCATCTCGCACCGCCTTTCTTGTCAGATGCAAGGTTACTTGTAAAAATCCAGACACATCTTAAAAAGTGTTCGCTAAGTACATTCAGATTTTTGGTAATTGCTTCAATATACATTTCTCTCATAGATTTTTCCTCCCTTTCAATTTTTTCTTGAAAAGAGATACTCTCTATGATAAAATATTTCACAGAGAGTTATCTCGGTTTTAGGGCAGTTGCATGACCGTCAAATCATTTGCAACTGCTCTTTTTGTTTAACTGCTGATTTCTTCATCAACCTTGTTGTCAAGCCACTCTTTTTTAGTCATTCCTTTTTCAAAAAGTTTTTCTTCTAACTTTTCAAACTTCTCCCTGTCAAGCTCAACACTAAAATTTCTTGTCTTTTCTCTACGTTGTTTCATATAATCAGCTCTGCTCTTGGGTGCGATTTTAACCACCTCCTTGTTACGAGTTACATTATATAATGTTACATGTAACAAGTCAATACCTTTTTGAAAAATTTCCAAATCCACAAATCACTAGCTGATATTCAGTTGTCAATGTTCAAACAAACAGGGGCATTTCTGCCCCTGTCATTACATTTTGGAAACAAGCGTTGACAGCTTGCTTTTTGTCATTGTGCGCTCCTCCGGGGTCATGTCGGATATAAGCTCCGCCATATCCTCCGAAAGCTCTTTCATATATTTTTCAAGGTCATGCATCTTTGCATCCTTGTCTTCTGGCGTATTGCCTTTGTGAAGCTCTTTGCTTTCCATGTAGCTTCTGCGGCTCATTCCGCTTTTGCCCTCTCTGCGATCACGCATTCCACCTTCTGATGACATTTTAGGCTCGGTGTAATACATTCTGCCGGAAGAAAGATCCATATCACGGTCGTGTTCCATTTCCCGGTACATTTCCGGTGTCATGTGCCAGTATGGAGGTTCTTCATATCCGCGGCGCGTACCTCTTCCTTTTGGGGCAAATCTGCCGTTTGCATAGCGGTAGTTATCATAAAATCTTCTGCCGTCATCGAATCGATCAAACATTTCCATTGTTTCATCTGCACTGGATTCTTCCATTGCTTTCATCAATGTACGATAATACATTGCTTCTGCAAGGTCTTTCATCATGTCTGTAACCTGTCCCATTTCACACGGGTCTATATTTTCAATTCCTTTGTCAATTTCGCATTTAGCACATTCAGACAGTTTTTCAATCATGTCGTGCATTCTCATAATATCCATAAAACCGCCCCCCCCTATGCTTCCCGGACCGCAATTAAATTGCTGTTCTGAACCTCGATTGCCTGCGTAGACGTATTCTGTACCGCTACCGTAACACAACAACCGCGAGGAACGTCCACATATGCCTGCGCCGAAACGTTAAAGAAGTTTTCAACTGCCGCCGGTGTAACAATCATTCGAGTTGACTGCAACGGTTCTCCGTCAATTGCAATAGCCAGTGAAATAGCTTCAACTGTGCCACCGGTAGGAATTTGAATGTTCCCGGAATAAGATACCAAAAATCTTGCCCGGCACTGATTTGTAAGTCCTCTTAATTTAACAATGCCACTTCCCTGTCTATGAACAATGCATTTTGTTGCGCATACCGGAGTTTCTGTAAATGCTACATCTTCTCCCTGCGCGACAGTTTGAATTGCAATTCCTGTAAATTCTGCCATAATTATTTACCTCTCTTTCA